GGAGGTTTTCATTGTATCCCAAAGTTCTCTATTCGGTTGAGTGTGTAATTCATCAAAGAGAATTGCGTGTGCGTTGTGTCCGTGTTGTAATTTTGCATCAGCACTCAATGCTTTATATGTGTTGCCTTTGGTTGGATTAATTATTGATGTCCTATAAACTTCTGCACGTTTTGATAATTCATACGAATTTTCTACCATTGATTTTGCAATATTAAAAATAATACTTGCTTGTGACCTATCACCTGCACATGAATAAACCTCCGCACCCCTTTCTGAATCAGCAAATAAAATATAAAGTGCTATTGCTGCTGCCAGTGTAGATTTACCATTTTTTCTAGGTATTTCAACATAACAAGTCCGGTATTTTCTCAAATTAGTTTCTTTGTGTTTCCAACCAAATAATGGTCTGATGATATCGTCTTTTTGCCATTGTTCTAGTTTCATAGGTCTCTGTGATAACTCACCTTTCGTATGAGTTATAAAGTCCTCAATGAAAGACACTGCTCTATCTGCTGATATTTCATCGAAATAATACATTAGTCAAAATAATTGTGATTGTTGTTTTGAATGTTTATTGTTGGTGTAGATATTCCACTTCTACTTGAAGGAGTGAATCCAAATTGAGTTGCAAGTTTTAATGCCCTATCAAGAGCATCGTTGGCAATTTTCTGATAAGGCACTGCTTGTGCGTGTTTCACGTTTCCTTCATCGTCCTTGAATACTTGAATACGTCCTTTTTGTCTCAACATAATCTCGGTTTCTATGTGTAAAGAAATTGCATTACAATATGCCTCTAGTAATCTCAAATCAATATCACATAACATTCCTTTGTTGTGTAATTCTACACAGACTTTATTCCATTCTTCAGCACCTATTTCAGACAACCAATTTGGTGGAGGTGGTATTTCTACCACTGTTGCCACCGTCATTTCGTTTTCCAAAGTCCTATCTTTTCTGATAGTGCCTCTCAATTCCTTGATTTTAGTAGGTGTTTTTTTTCGTCCCTTACCCATGTTTGTTAAATGCTTTCAGTGAATAAAAAACTAAAGAGTTTCTGTATCCGTCATCTCTATGTGGTATGATTGGTGTAACACCGTGAATATTTCTCCATGCCGGATAAACAATCATTGAATTATCGGATTGTTCTATTGTGACCCCATAATCTGGTATGCTTAAATTACCCCCAGTGGACATCCATCTTTTCGTGCAAATTACATTCAAACTACCAACAACATTTCCTGCGTCTCTGTGATAACTTGCGGCAATATTAAAGTTAGAAATACTTGATGAAAAGTATTCTGCAAACCTCCACTTGTCCGGCACTGATTCGGATACTGCTTTCACATGTTGTTCGTATAAGTCCGGTGTGTATTTTCGTATCAATTTCAATGATTCTCCAGCAAGAAGCATCATCGATTTTACGAACATTCTTGATGATTTGTTCTGATGAACTGAACTTATTCTCGGTTCAGGTCTGCCCATGTGTGGTCTCGGTTGAACACTTCCTATTATCGTGCTGTATTGTTGAACCTTTTCAGTGTGTCCGGTCTCACCACTACTCCTGTTCATTGCACTCTTTGGGACTTTTTTCGAACGAAATTCCTTGTTGGCAATGCTTAAATATTGACTTGCAGGTTTTGGTAGGTCTCTTAAATAGAACCCCACTGGAACTCCGTTGTCTAAAAAAATTGCATCTTCAGTGAGGTTGGGTTTTAGGTTATCACATACGTGTCCTATCTTAACACCATGGTCGGTTTTTATTAATTCGATTTGTTTCATATCTGTTTTAGTATTTGGTCGAAATCTTTTTTCACTTCTTTAAGACCTCGATTGTTATCAAGTATTTTAATTTTTGCCATTGTTTTACAATTCTTCATTAATGAAATATGGGCATTTAACTTCTGATTGTAGGTTGTAGGATTGATATTTCCACCCCTCTGGGCAATTCTCTGTGCGTTATTTACGAAATTCGTATGTAAATACACTATTGATACTTCGTTGTTTTTAGACAATCTTTTAACGTCAGATTGAGAACAATAGTAATTACCAGCAATAATGATTCCCTCAACACGTGCCTTCTCAATCCTTCTCATGACTTCTTTTTTGTCAAACTTACTTACACTGTCCGCACCATTTATTTTTGTTCCAAGAACCCACCAACGTTTTGAAATTTGTAAAAGCAATTCGTCCTTTACATCAAGTATCTTGTTGTTTATTAGTGATGATTTACCCACTCCGTAATTCCCCACTAGCATTAAAATTTTTTTCATCTGTTTTCTTTTAAGTATTTTTTGTCAAAAGTTTCGTTTCTAAACTCCCAAAGAACATTCCAATAAACACCCTCCGGCACGTTTTCTGACATTTTCTTTATTTCGTTATACATTCTATCAATGTAATACCCAACATATCTTTTACCAAGTCGATATTTTTTGTAGGCACACAAGGTAGTTTCGATTTGAAAAACATTACCGGCATACCGGTCTGACCTTAATATCCTCACAAACTCGTTGTGTAATAATTCTAATTCAGATTTGTTCAACTTTTTTTTATCCTTGTGATTCATTAAATCTAAACGTTCCAGTGAATACGCAACTCCGTTTCTACAACTGATTGCCTCGTTCATATTCAAATATCTAGGTTCTGAATCTATATCAGTGATTGAATTTAACACGTCTAAATAATTGAACAATGAAAATCTACCAAAAAATTTTATCTGTAAAATTCGGTTGTATATTTCTTTCACAGAACCTCTGTTCAAAAATTTTCTTTGAGAACCTCCACAAAGTTTTTTGTATGATTCTACTGCTGAAATAAATTGATTGTTTGATTTGATTCTTAATCTGTCCGTTTGAAATATCAGTTTTGATTTGTTTTCGTTCCACCATTTAGACATTCTTTTTATATTAATATTTTGATAGTCAGGAAATTCATTGTAAATATAAAACACTGTTGGAGAACAATATGTGCATCCGTATAAAAAAGCAATCCAATATCGTTGCTCAAGATTAAGTTCAAACCGGTCTGATAAGTATTTCAAACACAAGATACTTGGGTCAATATCTTTTGCTTTCAGCATTTTTGAATGAAACAATTCATACGAAATTTTACCATCCATAAACCTTATTTTTTTTCAATGGAGATATACATTGTTTGATTCCACTTCTCACTAGTATATCTTTTGTTGAGGTCAATATAACGTAATTTTCAGATTCGAATTTCCACATAGGTCTCAACTCGTTTCTGATTGCCGTCAATTTAATATCTGATTTGAAATCAAGTCCTATGAAAGCAAAACTAGAACCTTGTGGCAATTCAAAATTTCTGCTGTTAAAATAATCGTATAAAATCCACCCATCATTATCTGAAGGTAGTTTTGTTTGAAATTCATACTCCATTTCTGATTTAGTTTTTTGAGATATAACACCATTGAATACCATTGCTTTTCCATCTGATACTAATGGTTGATTGTTCTCTAATAACTTAAAATCACCACTTGTAGAATATCTGAAATGAGCAATAAACAAGTCCGGTTTTTCGGACAAAAGTGAGTCCTTAAATTCTGTGTAATCTAAAAATTTTTTAGTCCCGTTTTTCGTATGATATCCAAATGAATGAATGCCTCTCAATCTACTTTCATCAAGCAATGTTGATACGATATATTCTTTGAACCTTCCTTTGTATCCAATGATACTACACATCCAAATTCTTTGTTAAAATTTCCATTAACAATCCACCAATGTAAAGTTCTTGTTCTCTTGCAAGTTTAGTTAATTCACATGCCTTGTCGTAATCCTCCAATGTAAAATCTATCAATAATGACTTCCTAGTTCCTTCTGATAGTTCGTCTAATTGGTCATCAAGTGATTCGTCATTTTCTACTAATCCGTAATCAACATTATCATCATTGAAAAAGTCGGTTGATTCAAAACCCCAATCCTGAAGTTCTAATTCTTCAAATTGATTTGCCAGTGTATCCCAATCCCAAGTTCCTGTGTTCTTATTTAATCTGATATTCAATTCTTTTTCTTTATCAAGTGTGAGGTCTAACTCTACACATGGAATAGTTTCATTACCCATTTCACCCCATATCCTTGCACGTTGATGTCCTCCAATGATAATGTTTTCACGTTCCTTATTTTTGTTCACAAGTATTGGGTCTACAATACCGAACCTCGTCAGTGAATCTTTGAGTGCTTTGTATGCCGGTTCTTTCAGTGTTCTCGGATTGTATTCTGCAAAAATTAATTCACTGATTTTTCTATTTTTTATTTTCATATTTTATTTGGTTTTAGTTATTCGTATGATTTGTTTACACTGGTTCGTATGAACCTTTTCCCTTGTGGAGTCCCACTGACCCCCCCTTACCCTAATTTCGACTTTTTACACGAAAAAA